CTGGAAGCACATACCAAAACGGTCGTTATCAAATATGGCAACAAAGCCGAAACGATACAGGCAATATATGAAAAAGTCCTTTGTCTTGCCGTCCCATTCTTTTGGAACGTCAAACTTAAAAACCGACGCTGCCCGCTGGAAAAGGGATCTCTCCCAGTAGGCAAAAGTCAGATTATTATAAGCCTTTACACTGGACGGGGAATATGTCCCCGCCAGTGCGTTGAGCTGATTATAATTTGTAGGTATATAAACTCCCACTATAGCACCTCGTTAAGCATCATTCCCAAGATAGAAGATTACTCCATTCTCGGTAAAGTCGTTGATGCTGTTCTTGCTGATATGCCAGTAAATATTTCTATACATCTTCCTGGCTTCCAGCGGTGTCGTATATGCGCTATCAAGCTGGTAGTCTATCATCATTGCATCTTCGTCATACAGCACACCGACCACGTTGTTGAGCTGTACTCTTGATCCGGCTTTCTGTGCTGTAGGATCTAAAGTATTGGGGATAGCCGGAGTAATGTCTATTGCTGCCGGGTTGTTGATGTTCTGCCAATATGTGACTTTTTCAAACTGTCCAACGTTAAGATACTCCGGATTGAATATGCCTGACATAACCTGAGCTTCCGCATCATGGAACATAGGGCCATAGAGTATAGCGCGCTGCCTTGATTTAGGAGTATGCCTTAAGAGCTCGTAGCTCACTCCGTTTACCGTCTTGGCAGGACTCCAGTGATACTGCTTAGACCTTACTTCCATAGCATCGGAAACGGTCTTGTAGGTTGCTACAAAATACTTCAGAAACTCAGGAAGATAAGTCGAGAGAAGCTGCGCTGATGTATACTGGGTACCGAACTTGGTATTAAATCCGGCTTTAAGGTCAACGCGCTGCTTGCCCTGATTAAGGTCATAAAGTCCAGCCATGAAGTTAAGAACCGTCATCCTGTTAAATGCTTCCTTCTGAGACTCCATATCATTCTCCAGCTCGGTCATGATCCCGCCGACAAACTGAGCAAAGGACGCTTCATCCCTGAAGGCCATCTGCAATTGGTTCTCATAGACGGTTGTTGACACGTCCCAAACGTCGCGACCCTGAAAGTTTACTTCAAGTGGTATAGGCGGATTCTGCTCCCACATGTTGGGAAGTCCGCCCGTAGGGAGTATGCTGCCGTTCACGATCCTGTTTGTCCCGTTGTCGAGCCCTGCGCCGTGCTGAGTGTAGAGGTTTGTGTTAAAATCTCCGCTCGCCTGTGCGTTCCGGCTGTAGTAAGAGATCTTGCGCACTCTCTCTGAGAAAAGCCCGGAGTTGAGCGCATTGATTATTGAAAGTTAGCGTTGTAAGGTCTTACCGCAACCATGGTACGACCGACAAGCCTTGAGAGTGCGTTTAATACATTCTCGGTTCCGGTTGCAAGGACAGTCTCACCGACTGATACAAAAGTTGAGGAATTAACCGCCTGAATTGTTGCATCCTGTCCGGTTGCTTCCTTAACTAAGAGATTCATGATGCTATAGGCATCCTGTGGTGTTAATGATCTAGCCATTTTATTACTCCTTCCTTTTAATAAAAGTTTTTCACGAGTTCTTCAAACTTCTGCTCATCCGTCAAGATATCACCTGAGATATCTTTTCGGGTGCTTTCCTTCTGAAGCTCCTTTATTTTATCATTAAGAGATATGATCTCAGCTCTCAGCGCTTCCGCGTCCTTCTCCGGATCCTCTTTGTCAGGTTCGGGTTTATCGTCCGGGATTGGCTCTTCATCATCCGGCTCTGTACCCTGTGCTGAATCATCCGGCCCCGGTTCGGCAGCCTGTCCAAGCTCCAAAAGTTCCTTGATATCGCTGGGCTTATAGCCCTGTTTAGCAAGTGCAATTATATCTGTTATGTTAAGCATATTAGTCTCCAATTCCGGCGGGCTTAGTCGCTGGTCAAGCGTCCCCGACTCCATTACAGAGTTGACCCCGGGAAGATGCCCGCCTACAATAAAAATATCACTAGTTACTATAAAAGTCAACGTTTCCGGAAGATAGCATACACAACCCAATAGTATAATATAAGGGATGTAATGAGCACTAAGTTATTCATAATAAAACCCCGAATTTAAATAGTTGTCTACCGCTTCCGTCTCTGTATCAGGTGCTGCAAGGGATATGGAAGCACCCGCACATTTTATAAATCCCGGAGCAAGTCCAAGCTGGATATTTTTACAACAAGGTCTGCCGTGAATATTGGTCAACAGCTCTCCGGATCTGTATGTTCTGATTGAGCAAATAGCGACTCCCTGATAAGCGACACTTTCGCGTCCGCCATAATTACCGATCACCGAAGCACCGGGATTATATGAGCCAACTATACCCTGTATGCCACCAATGGCAGCGGCAGCATCACCGGCAAAGGCACCGCCAACTGTCATAGCTGCACTGGTAGCAAGTGATCCAAACTCTCCGTTACTTTGACCAATAGGTACATCAACTCCAATCTTGCCTTTATATGAAGCCAAAAGATCCTGAACACCGCCCGTGAATACTCGCCAAAGATTAACAAGTGTATTACCCGTGGCAATATCAACAGTGATACCGACCTGAAGATTTCCGCCACTTCTAGACAATAAAGACGGATCCAACGGAACAAGCCCAACGGTAGGCAAAAATAAAGACATCTGAGTAAATCCATTATGATAAGATCTAAAATCAGCATAATATCTAGACGGGATTGTGACATTACCACCGCCATTTATAGTCAGGTTTTCAAGTCTACCATATGTATCACCGTCAGTTTCCCACCATCCAAATTTTACTGATCTTGGTGAGACAGTGCCGAAGGCAGATTTTGAAAACGGGAACCAATGAAGGCCCACGATATACTGAAATGGATTGAAAAACGACTTTACGACCGAATCTGAAAAAAGATCCTCAAAATTTGAATCTGAAAACATGAAGTCCAGTACTTCCTTCAATTCGTCAACGCTCAATACATACATGGATATTCCGCCTGTACTGCTTCCATAGGCACCTACTACCTTAAGCACATAGACTCCCTCGGATGATATGATACCGGATCCGAACATGTTAGTAATCTCAGAGCTCTCAGATATTATCTGTTGAGACTGTGATATGGCTGGGTCATATATCATTGTATCTATATAGGAAGCATTTGAGCATCTTTCAACAAATCCCGTATATGCTCCTATGCTCGCCTTATGCGTTGCCAGTACATCAATAGAACAATGAAGCGCTACCTGATCTTTGCTCAGCATTTCAATATCATCTATAAAATAGTAATTCCCTGAGAACTGACAATAATTTATCCCGGCATCAATACCGGATCCAATAATAAATACAGGGCGTTCTATGCTCGTGTTCTCCTTCATATAGACCGTATAGTCTCTGCTGGATCCGCTCGGCTGGGCCGTACTGTTTTTCTTCTTTGAAAAGCTCCATGTTTTAAGTGTCATATTGTCACCTCATAATAAAAATACCGTTGTTATTATATTTTCATATCACAATAGACAAAAGTCAATAGGGGACCCGTTAAGAGTCCCCTTGTAATCAATCAAACGTTATCTGCTTTGCCTTTATTGTAATATCCGGCTGCCTGTTGTCCTTGAAGATAAGCCGTATAGATCCGCGGGTACATTCCATCATTTTGATGTGTGATATATCAATCCTGTATATGGTCCCGGTCTTTTCATCTCTTATGTTAATCATAACACGGCCTCAATTCCCTTCTCGATCTCGGACAACATATCATCCGTGATATTAAACCAAACGAAACTATAATATTTTCCGTCTGATCCCTTCCGGCTGGGGAATGAGACAAAAGGCTTCTTTACCTTCTCGGACTCGTTCATGTAGGTGCAATTATAGATCGTCACACCGTTGACCTTCATGTCAAAGCTGATATCACCGCTCTTGAACTCGTGCGCCCTGATAACCTCGATCTCATACTTTTCCTCTGCTGCTTCTGCTTTCTTTTTCAGTGCCATTTCTTTCACCTCTCTTTCGTTTTCCTTTAGTTGATAGATTCTATTTTTTCGCCACTTCTGACGGAAAAATCAAACGCGCATCCGCACCCCTTCAGAGATCCGTTGTTGCGATATTGCCAGTACCTATAAGGATATGAGGGTCCTTTGGAGTTATTGTAACGCGCTACCCATAACGGGACCCCGGCGGACATGATATCTTCATATATTAAATGATCCTTAATCCATGAGTTGCTTGCATATATGCCGATAGTCCATGTAGGAAAAAGACGGTTAATTATATTCTTGATATCAAGTAATCTCGTTGTCCTCTCCTTCCGGGGAAGGGTGTCTGCTCTCCCGTCCCCATTGTGTGCAAGCTCTGAGTCAAGCCATATCGTGATAGGCAAGTCCTTGTAGATCCTCAGTCGGTACATGAGCCATATGGCCGACTCTACACACTCACTGTATGAAAGATCCTGCGGAAAGTAGTAATATTCCCTGGGGATCCCAAGTCGATAACACTCGTTCTCGTTATATTCGAAGGTCTTATCCTCGATGATCTTCCCAGCGGAGCTATAGCCCCTGTATCCAATCCGAAGGATAGCGCCCTCAATCTGCGGCTTTATTGCTTCCCAGTCTAAAATGCCGTTGTGCTTAGATACGTCAATAATAGGTTTCATCTTTTGCTTCCCCTTTCTTCCTGTAAATACCTTTTGTATCTTTTTCTAATAAATGTTGACCGCAAAAGGGACAGTAATTAAAATAATTTATCAAACGTCTCAGATATTCTTTCCTGCAAACCGGGCATTGAATTGTTATAACACCCTCATTATTATGCTTAATCCAATACCCTCTTTCTGGCTTCTGCTCATATTCAAATCTTGCATCCCTATAGCCGTCATCATAGATCCTCTTCTTGTCCTCTGCGTTGATCCTGTCAGGTATCTGTGAATCCAGCAGAGTCTTAAAAAGATCCTTTGAGATAATCATGCTCTGTGTATCATCCAGTATCTTCATAAAATCATCGTATGTCATCGTAGTACCCTCTCTCTTCAAGTGCTTTATACAGCACATTGCCTTGACTCATGTATTTTTTATGCAATTCCATATGGTTATCGATATAACACTCATCTGAGACTCGATAAAAATACCCCGACAAATAATTGAGTATTGACTCAAAATCCGTTGAAATCTCTGCATCTGTAAGGATCTGTTTAAACTCCTTAAGTGTCATTTTACCTTCGCTCATTTCCTTTTGTCTCCTTTCGTATAGGTGCATATTTACTTGACAAGATTATATTATCACCGAATTATAAGAATGTCAACTATTTTCTTTATCGATATTTTTAAGGATCTGATAGAGCTTTTCGGGGACAGGAAGCCCCAGCGTTACGACGTTCTCAAGAATTGAGATTCCTTCATTGGCAATATAAAAGAATATAACAGAAGATCTGACTGCTGCACCTTCTTTAATGATATATACGTCGATCACATTACCGACGGCAACAAGGATAAAAATGCACACCTTCTTAAATATCCCCTTATAGCCGACCTCTGAGGATAAAGTATGTGTATATATGGCATCCAGGACCCCTGTAATGTAGTCGATCACTACGAATATTATCAGGGCTATGTATAAACTGTTCATTTCTCCGAATATTACACCGTGTACCATGCCTATCAGGGCAAGCGAATATTTAATCTTATCAGCCATGGTGTTAGCTCCTCTCTTTTCTTTTATAATATCACAATTTGTATAACTTCGTGAAGTTATTTACTACATAATACATAGTATATTTACTGAAACATACTTTATTGTCGATCAGTGCATCCAGCAGCCGGATCCGGACATCAATATTAAACCTCTTAACGTCGTTATCTTTCGTCAGGTCATACTCAGGGACATTTTCGGCGCGGGATGTGTTCATAATAAAGTTGCCGTCCTTCCTATATAAATACCATATATCGTCATTTTTATATATGATCTTTGCTATTGGCCTATAACCCTTTATCGACAAGTTACCAACATTGCTCACATCATCATAAGCAAAACTGTTCTCATAAGCCATTTTCCCCCATGCCGTTTTAGACATGGCCTTATAGATAGGACTGTCGGAATAGTCTATAAAGTTATCCGGCATAACATGAGTCATTATGTCCCTGTCGATATCATACTCTTGCCCGCTAGCTTGCATGTCTGCTATCTTGTCGGTGATCTCCAATGTCTCGCACACCGGATTAAAAAGCCTTACAGCGTTGGCAAGCAATACCAGCTTTAGGGGCTTTTTTCCTCTTTTCTCCCGGTCCCTTGCTACCGTCACATATAGATCGAGGAGCTGCTCACCTTCTTTTGAGTTGATCCTCTCCCATGGCTGCGGGATAAATTCATCAAAAATTATGATATCGCACTCTGATAGATCAAAACCCTTGAACTTCTGCACGGCGTTAAGCGCTAAGATATAACCTATAGGTTCCCCGCATGAGTCCTCACCGGAAAAGCGCCAAAACCCGCCGATACCCTTATCGGATATAAGCCGTGATTGTATGTTCGTTCCAAGGTCCCTGTTAATGGGCTTAAAAGGTGAAGCGTCAAACTCGTACTCGCTCAACTTTCCGCGGTTACATAATAACTTTACATCCTCAATAGTCCGCTTTACAAACACAAATTTTATCTTTTCCTTATAACAGTATTTCAAGGCGCTGTATGTTTTTCCGGTAGTACGTCCGCCGACTACGACATAACACCACAAATCAGGGTATTTTTCGAAGTCCTCGCGTATGTCATAATATTTCATAGTTATTCACCTCTATAGTATCATATAGTATCTTTTCCCAATCGAATTCATACTCAGACTGTAGAAGATAATCACAGGGCCTAAGATCTATAGAATCCGCACACTCGTTTCCATATTCATCAATAAATATATCTGAATGGAAATAAAAATGCGTTTTCTTTCCGGTAGTCTCGCCGTCAAATATCATCCCGCTGGTGAAGCGTGATATATCATCATTAAGGCATTTTGCTCCGTTCTTTTTCGGCACTCCGGCAACCGTAATATGAAGCTCTCCATCCTCTGTTGATCTTCCGCAATATCTCTTTGCTCCGACTGTCCTGAACTCTGTATATTCACCGTCAAATTCTGCTACGCCTAACCAATAATCTCGGTCATTGTGTCTGACGGGTCCATATCCGGCGAGCTGTAAAAGCTCCTGACACTTACCGTTATAATATGATACTTTCCGATCATCCCAGCCGGATCCATATACTGAGTCTGTATCTGAATATATCCAATCCTCGCAGCACTGGCCTAGTATAAAAAGATTCTGCATAGCATAGGCCGTGACCCAAACACCCCACTGATAAGGAAGAATGCTTGTATATCTGTTCAGATACTTCCGGTATGTCTCGGATAGATCCTCATTTTCTACTTGTTTATACTCTCCGGTCTTGTAGTCTTGCTCTATCGTCGGTCTTACAGGGTGTTGACAACACATCCCATATAAGCTGTTAAGCCTTGACTTTGCCAGGGCATATAATACAGGATCCCCGCCCTTGAAGGTTGTTTTTTCTTCAAAGCATTGAAACACATAATCACGGAACCAGCGCGGTAAATATGACTTTTTCGCATATTCGACCTCTACGCATAATGCCTTGTCCCATTCGTACTGATCCGCTATAATCGCAAGGTCAATCTCTGTAAGATATATCTCAGCAAATCCGGCAGCCAATATGCGCCCGTTATCCGTCACCGCGTCTATGGTCTTTACGCATTTTGAAAGCTGCAGCGCGGGCATCTCTACCGCATCGGACTTAAGGGACGGCTTTATCAATATACACTTGAACATGAAAGCATACTTGTCTTTCAGGTCAAGGATCTCTTTTATAGTGCAATTCCTGAAGGGCGTAAACTTCTCCATGGGGAACTTGTGCGTAAGCATAATAAAAGGATAGGAGCTCGCGAAGTCGTAGCATTTTATATCGCCAGTTATTGTCCTATTCAAGAAATGCCTGTTTGCGTGAGTATATCCGCCATGATAGCATTTCTCCGCTTTTTGTAGCTGGTCCCATGTAAGCGCCTGGGCGAGAAAATTCTCGTGCGCGTGGTGCTTCTTTCCGATCTTCCGCACCGCTTCGCGTGGTATTCCTGTGGCTGTATAAGGCATTGAATACACGCGCTTATTCAGGGACTTTTTCAAAGCGTCCAGGCACTCAACCCCGACAAGAGTATCATGCTCGATATATTCAAGCTCGGAGTCTGTAAATTGATGCTCCTGTCCCCGTATTGCTTCATAGTCCCATGATCCTACGGCTTTTTGATGCTCGGTATTAAGATCCTTGCCCCATTTATCAAGGGATCTCTGAGCCAAAATATAAGAGTCCTTAAATATAATATGGGGATGTTCAAACTCTATAACCAACGGGTACAATGGCTTAATGTTTAATTGCTTCTCAGGAAATCCCCATTTATCTATCATAAACTTATACAAAAAGGTCCAGTCATAAGCTAAATTATGCACATAGATGTATGTTACTTCTCCCGGTAATGCCTTTGATATAAGCTCTAAGCACTCTATGCACTCTGTAGGCTTCCTTCCATATAGAGTACATATATTATGACCGCATGATCTTATTGAAACGGTAAAAGCCACTATATGATTCTGCTGTGGCAGCGGGTCCGTGTCTTTCCGGCTGGTTTCCGTATCAAGCATAATAAAACAGTCGTTATATAAAAATTTGCGACCTCTCCCGCTGGTCTGCTTCGCCTGGATCTCGAACAATATGGTATAATCATATTCGCTGTATTCCTCTAAGCTATATTCAATTTTCTGAATTTTTGCTCTTTGTCTCTCCTGAAGGGTCATTTCAGGTCACTTATCTTTAATCCTTCCTTTGTTAATATGCTCTCAATAGTTTCACTCAATATAGCGTCATACTTTGCAGGCTTCTCACTTGCCATGACCTCAGATAATGAAATATTCTGCTCCTTTGCTTCCTTCATCATCTGTTCGATCTCGTCCGCGTTCTTGTCAATAGTCCCTAGTGCTTCCGTAGCGGAATAAAAGCCGTATTTTTCAATCAACTTTGAGTAGATCCCGCTCTCGTGTAAATGCTCCCATTCCTTCACGGTAAAGTCAGTATTAAGAGACTTATTGACGGATGCAACACGCTTCTTTTCTATATTTCTGATACCGGCACGGGTTGACGTGTCCATGCTCAGAAAATTCTCGATTGCTGAGATTTTCCGCTTTAATTCTGCTTCACGCGCTGGCGGTTTGAT